GTTAGATCAGCTACGTTTGCTTTGGTACTTAGATTCGCATCGAAACGAATTTCTTTCGGATCGGATGTAGCATTAGTAGTAATTGAAAGAAAATTACCAGGAACAAATCTAACTGTATCTAATCCTGTTGCTACTAAATTTGCCTGACCTAAGACATTCCAAGTCTTAAAGGTCGAATTCATCTGTACTTTGGCTATACCATTTGCTCTATCTACAACATCAAAACCTGAATCAGATTCGAATTGAATGGTACGAACATTGGCAACAGATACCGATGCTACATTGGATGCATCAACTAATTCTACCTTAAGCGCAGATGTTATTAAACCGGTAACTGCATCATAGTTAATACCATTTGCTGAAGTGATAGCACTACGAGCTCTTGCATTGGTAAAGAATAGATTTGTACTTTCAATAACATTTGAAGAATACAAATTCTGATACACATTAGCATAAACTATATTAGCTACCACAGCATTTGGTATTGATACATTTCCTGCAGTATCAAAGGTGAAAATTGCAGTATTTGCTGTGATTGTAGTGTTAGTGCCGGTACCTAGATATAAACTAGCTACTACGTTGCCAACTGCTATGACGTTATTAAAGGTTACATTTGCTGTTGTTGCTACATTCTGACCAATAGCAATTGTAGGATTTATTCCTTCACCGCCATTATTAGTTACCGATACACCTGTTCCTGCAGTAATATTTGCAACGTAATCACCGGTGGTATCCGTTCCTAATGTGACAGAATTAGGTTGAATTGTTGTTGAAATCTGTAACGTATTACCTCTTAGATTATTAAGAGATACGTTAGCTGTACCCGTTACGTCTCCGGATAAGGTTACATTAACAAAAGGATCACGATTAATAGTAGTTGCAAAAAGAGTGCCTGATACATCTAAACTCTTATTAGTTGTCCATTTGTCGCCAGATGAGGCATAATTGAATGTGGCACCTGCACCATCTATAGTAATGCCTGCGCCATCAGCAGCAGCTGCACTAACTGCGCCATTTGCTAATAATATGTTTTTATCTTCGACTAAAACTGTTTCAGTATTAAGAGTAATTGTGTTGCCCTGAACCAACAAATTACCCGTTATAATCGCATCACCGTCGATTGTAACGCTGGTTGCAGTTATATCATTACTTAATAATTTACCTGATACAGTAACGTTAGCAAATGTAACATCTGATGTAGTTTCTACTGGTTGCCCGATAGCAATTGTTGGTGTTGCACCTTCATTACCAAGATTAGTTAGAGTAACACCGGTTCCTGCAACAATATTTTGTAGATATGCGCCAGATGTTTCTGTTCCAAGTACAATATCACCAAATGCCACATTTGATGCTCTTGTTACTCTACCATAAGAATCAACATCAAATGTAGGAACAATTCTTGAAGAACCATATGTCGTAGCAACAACCCCAGATGGTGTGAGTGTTATATTACCTGTTACTGGATTAAATGATATAGTGTTGCCCGATGATAACGATGCATATACTCTGGCATTGGAAAAATAAACATTTCCAGAAGTAGTATCACCAGATTCAATAATATTAGAAGTGAAAATTAATGTTCTAGCGGGATTGCCATTTGGATCCAACAACTTGAATAATCCGCCCTCATATTTTATAGCAGCCCCACCAATATCAATTGTAGAACCACTTAAAAATATATTACTAAATCTGTGTGTTGCATTACCAATTGAAAATGTTACATTCTGTCTTGGTATGATGTTGCCTGCATAAAATATGCCTGTAGAAGTAATATCACCAAAAGTAACATTTGATGTGGTTCCAACATTTTGACCAATAGAAACTGTTGGTGTTGCACCTTCATTACCAAGATTAGTTAAAGTGACACCGGTTCCTGCAACTAGATTACCTACATACGCGCCTGTAGTATCAGTTCCAAGTCTAATTGAATCTGTTCTGATGTTGGCAATGAATGTATTACCATCTGCTGTAGAGATAGTAAAAGAATTACCAGAGGAAGTAAAGCTTGATACACCCGCTACCGTCACATTAGATGCAGAAGTTAATCTACCTTTCTGATCTACTACGAAAACAGGTATTTGTGAAGAACCACCATAGGTTGCAGGAGTGACTGCTGTGTCGGCTAGTGCTATAGTAACATTAGCTAATTCGCCGCCTTGATTTGTAACATTGATACCAGAACCAGCAATGACGTTATTGACATAATCACCAACGGTATCTGTTCCAAGTCTTATTGAGTTTACCTGAATATTGGCATAGAAGTTACTTCCGGTACTGGTAGATAGAACAAAGCTATTACCAGATACTGTGAAATTAGAGATGCCTGAAACTGGTGTATTGCCGGCAAAAAGCAATAAACCGTTTGGCATAACGGTGAATACTGCTACATTGCTTGAACCACCATAAGTACCAGCAACGACTCCTGTTTCTAGCGTAGAAAAACTACCGGTAGGGCCTTGAGGACCCTCCGGACCCGCAGGGCCTGCTGGACCCTGCGTACCACCTTTGTTAATTATTACTTGTGCTGATTTTTGTTTAGTAGCTATTACTACTGTCATTTAGTTACCTCGGGCATTACTGTTATGATACCCTCTATAATACGAGAGACAGTATAGGTAGTATTCTCAACTACCTCTACATCATAAAGATATCTGCCCACCTTGAGGTTAGCTGTAGTATTAGCATTTAATGTTAAAGTGACATTACCATTTGTTGGACTAGAAATATTCGCTGAAATGGTTGTGGCTGTTGTAGAATAATAAGATCTTCGCATCTGCGAACGAGCTTGGTATCCTGTTAGATCAATAGCCGTCGCGTCATCATTCAAGTAACGTATAGTAACATTAAAATCTGTGCCTTGGTCTATAACTAGATTTGATATGACAGCCATAATTTCCCCCTATCACAATATTTATAAGGGTAATAATTTGGCTACTCAAATCATTGTTGAGGAGGTACCACTTCCTGCCAAGATACTGTTTCTTCGTTCCATGTATACATCTTAGGAGGATCTCCGGTTCCAGCATCGCCTGGCATTGCTACTGGTGCGTCCCAATGACAAGTTGTCTCGTTTAATACCCAGCTGTTGAAGGGCTTAGGAGGAATAAACGCATCACGCTGGGCATCGAATGTGTATCCGATACCGGCATAATTCTTTCGTTGGTTGGCATTGTAACTAGTTTGTTTCCATGTGCCACCAAGTAATCTTTCAAGAAAAGCTGCGCCAATGTGTTCCTTCTCAACACCACTTGCATCAGCTGTATCTTTATTGTCAACTACCACCACTCTAAGTACTACATTATTCTGATCTATTTCTGCGAAGTGTGCCATAATTGCCCCAAATAAAAATATTTATTTATCTAAATCTAAACCTGTTAGATCCATATCTTCACCTACCTTACCTACTAAAAAGGTATTGAATGATAAAGAAACTCTTGTTTTGTCTGCGTTAACTGTTTCTACCATATGCTCAAGTGTTGATGGAAACAGATACAAGGTACCTTTAACTGCTTCAAACCACCATGATTCACTATTCCAAATATTCCAATTGCTTGGTGGTAACTTAAGAACATCTACTCTACCATTATAAAAATAAATTTTATCTGTTTCAGTAGATTGAATATAGTAAACACCTGAAATAAAAGAATTTGGATGACGATGTTTATGATGATACTGTCCTTTTTTGGTGTAATTAACCCAGGACTGAGTAATTCTTAAACTAACATCATATTTTGGACTGTAAACCTCATGGAAAAACATATTCAATTTTAGTTCTAATGCTTTTCTAAAGGTTGCTAATTCATCATTATCTAAAATTTTATTGTCAACACTGGTAGTGTTTCCCATATTATTTCTTTGAGGTTGGTCAAGTAAAAATTTCATCTCTTTTTTACTTAACTTGTGCTCTACTCCATAACTACCTACTGGAGTTGGAAATAAATTGTGTATAGTCGATTTTTGTGGAAATTCAAAAATGTTCGGTGAAATAGGTACAATAACATCACTCACTTTAGCGCCTCTTCAATTTGTTTCATTTCAATGCCCATTTGTTCCAACTGCTCAGGCAAATAAATTGTATTAATAGAATCTTCAAATGCTTTAATCTTATCTATAGTCTCATAAACTTCCTCAATCGTTGGGCATGGTCTGGGATCTTCCCAGCGAGAAAATGTGCTATTGGAAATTTCCCACTTAGCACCGGGTCTCAATAAATGCATTGCTGTATCAATACCCATTAAACGATAAACTTGAAACTGCTTATTAGTTAAGTTTGTGTCCTTGGTTGCTTTTTTCTTTGGCATAGTTTTTCCTCAAAATAATAATTAGTATATATAACTAAATTACTGGTCCTGCAGTATATCCGTCTAGTGATATAGAACTGTTGTTTGATTCTGGCTCTATTATTTCTACTGTGTTCGTGATATTTGCCTTGAGCCACTTAGATTCAGATTGTATCCATTTCCATTTAAAACCTTCTTCATCTTCAGGTTTAACGGGTCGTATTACCCAACCTGGAGGAAACCACCAAACTACTTCTTCTCCTTCACCTGGGGTAGGTTTATCTGGTACAAGAATCCAACCGGGGCGATCATCTGGAATAATATTAGGATAAACACCTTGTCTATTAGTATAAAGTGGCATAATGTTCCTCATTACAATAGGAAAGCAGCCGATGGCGGCGTGAAGCTGCTGGTGTATCGGGCAATGCCTTTAGTGATGCGTAGGTCGTCGATGTAGCCGTTTAATGCTCTTCCACCGTTCTTTTGATACCCAATATAAGCACAATCAAAAGATCCCGTAATGCTTGAAGTATTTCCACCAACTGCGCCATTCAGGTATATTTTGGTTGTCCCTGAACTTCTAACAACGGCAACATGGCCCCATGTGTTAGCGGACAACGATGAAGGCGCGTCAATAAGTTTTGAATACCCTGATGCCGTATCTGTCGAACTGCAAATCACCGCATAGGTGGCTGCACTGTCTGTAATTAAAATTGATGATGTAGAAGACGCCCAGTAAACCGAAGGTGTCAAACTTGATGCCCAATAGAGCCAAAACTCAATCGTAAAATCTCCGCCACCAACTTTAATTGACTCGGCAGTCGGCATTATCAAATAATCCCCCGTCCCATCAAAGTACATCGACGCCCCACCAAACTTTGACTGCGTAGTGCTGATCTGCGCGTTGCCTACGGTAACCAAATCGTTCTTGGCTGTGCTGTCGATTATGCCTGCGTTGGTGAAGTTGAGGAGCAGGGAGGTATTGGTAATTGCCGTGAGGGGTGCTGTTGGTGGCGTAAACGTCGTGCCACTTGGATAGACGCAAGTTCCTTTTACAAACCGCAAGCTTGCAACATAGCCCTTGAAGTATTCTGCGTTTAATTCTCCCGGCCTACCAATTCCAACTTGATAACTTGAGTCAAACACAGACTGCGTAGAAATTGTTCCGTTCGTTCCGTCTTGGACGCCGTTTATATAAAGACGAAGTGTCGATCCGTTACGCACAAACGCAATATGGTTCCATTGATTTACAACTAAGTCGGCACTACTTGTTGCGTCATAAGCGGTAGTGCTTACAAGGACTCTTCCGATTGCTTTATTTGCAGATGTGGTTCCCAGAACAAATGAAACATTGTTACCACTGCTATCAGCCTGAGCAATAATTCGCTGCTGACCAGATCCGGTCCAATACGCCCAACATTCAATCGTAAAATCTCCGCTTCCAAGTGTAAATGCCGCGTTATCCGGCACCGTCAAATAATCCCCACTCCCATCAAAGTACCCGCTGCCACCGACCGTTGCTGCACTATACGCCGCTGTGGGGTTGAATGGGGAGAAGGCTTGGACGGTTGGCGCACCATTGACCGAAATTGGGAGGGCCGAACTTGAATTGTCTATCCACCTGTTGCTTTGCAATGTAAGCAGCGTGGTTCCTGAAATAGCCGTTAACGGACCGGTTGGCGGAGTAAACGCTGCGGTGTAAACAGCAGTGCCTTTAACGATTCTTAGGTTTGAAATGTTTCCGTTGAACTGACGATCACCACTAGAGAAATAAGACAGATTAGCGATCCTGTTTGTTGAACCGCAAGAATAATTAACCGAGTCTGATGTGGACGCAAGCGACGTTCCGTTAATATAAATGCTGGTGGTTCCACTATTCCTGACAATTGCGATATGAAGCCAAGTATTTAAGGATACAGTTGAAGTGGTGAATGACCCTGTTCCGTTGTCCCAATAAACGGTTTGGTTTGAAAGACCGAAATTAAAGTACGCTCCATTCGTTCCTGTCGGACGAACGTCCATGATTACGTTTTCACTGCCCCCTGAAGACCCAACAGTAGTGAAGTAGGCCCAGCACTCAACCGTAAAATCGCCCGTGCCTAGTTGTAAAGCCGCGCTGCTACCCATTTGCAAATAGTCGCTGCTTCCAGTGCAACCGCCCAAGCTCCACCCCGTCTGGCTAAATGGGCTGAAGGTGCCTTGGGTCGTATCGCCGTTGCGGGTGATCGTGAGAGGGCTGGAGCTTGAATCAAGGAACGTGTTGTTTTGTGCGCCGTTTGTGCCATCCCCCGGCAAAAGCAAGGTGGTATAATTAAAGTACGTGTCAGATGTCGAAACTGCAGGAGCACCGGTCCATGTACCTAGTTTTCTTAATAAAAATTGATTTACAGCAGTGTGGACACCTTGTTGATTATTAGTAGTAGGTGTCTTATCAATACCTATAAATCCACTATTATAACGCATTAAATAATAACCTCATACGAACAAATCGCATCTAGATTAGCTATGGTGTTGTATGAAATTACCGATACGTTGTCACCTTCTGTTAAATAAAAACCATCAGCTTTAGTGATAACAATAAACGATGAATTATTGGGGACAGAAATATTTGATGCCAACGTGTAATAAGAATTACCTTTACCCAAATTAACAGTAATATTAGCAGCAGATGATACCTTATTCGTAATTCTTAAAGTGTTGATCTTTATGACAGAATTACTATTAGTAGCATTGGTGATAATTGCCTGCAGAGAAGTATTGACAGAAGTTACTGCAGTATTACCCGTGATACTTGTTACATTAATTATATTAGGATTAGCCATTTACTATCCTTTAGGATCCAAATATTAATGAAAGAGCTATTGATTTACCAGTAAATGTAGCACTCACTCTTGCATTAGTAAAATACAGATTGGTACCCTCCGTAACATTACTTGTTACCAAAGCCGCTCCTTGAATTGCATTACCTGTCGTGTACAAATAGGAATTATTTGTAACATTAGCGGTGATTCGATTAAGTCTTATAGTTTGCTTGGGCATTTATATTTACTGTGTTGGAAAAGGTGGCCAAACAACCTCTTCAGGTGAACTAAATTTTAATTCTATAGATCTTAAGTTGCGAATATATTTATAAATTTTTGTTTTAAAATCTGAATCTACTACATCTTCAATAGTTTCAAATTTATAATTAGATGCGTTACAATTAGGGCAATGCAAAGTATTTTTTAATTCTTTACTGGTCTGTCCACTAAATGAAGTATCACATTCATTACATACTGCAGTAAAACTAACATCCCACGCATTCACATAATTATTAAAAACTTCGTCTAATAATCTATCTTTTTCTCTTGAAACATCATCCCATATTTCATCTAATACAACCGAATTTATAAGATCAACTTCGATATATTTACTTACGTAACGCATTTTAGATCGGTGCTGTTGGCCAAACTACGTTAAAGGGATCTTGTTGATTAGTAATATTGCGAAGATCGTTTCGATAAACTGCCCAATTATTTTTCCATTCATCACTTTTAGAACCAACTGCTGATGGTAATTCGGTCCAATCACTATTTCTTAATTTCTCGTTTCTTTCTAATCTAACTAGATTCCATTGTACTGCTTCGAAATTATTTTTTACTTCTGCTAATTGTGATAAATTTGCACCATCTGCGAGAACTTGTTCCTCGGTTAAAAATCCAAAATTGTGTCCGGCATAATTCAGATCATTGAAGTTGCCTTCAAATTCATCTGTTAAACCAGTAATATTTCTCCAAGTTTCAGGTATAGGTCCATAACTTATTGCTAATTTATTGGTTTTGTCGAAACAGTAAAATAATTTTGTGGACATTTAATCCTCTTTAACTTCTTTTCGTTTTTCCCTTAGTTCATGTGTATAAACATGGTGCCTTGTTTGTTGCCTAAGGTGTAAATCTGCTACTATCTTTTTTTCTTTTGCAGTAATGGCTCTAGGTTTAGTTTCTTCTTTTAAAACACTTCGCTTTACTGGTATTACTTGTACTAATGGAGTACCGGCTTCAACCAAAGCATCATAATTGGGCACATGCCAAACTGCAGGAAAATTAATCTGTTTCAAATATTTATCAGTATCAACTAATCCTCCTAGGCACGTAAACCGTTTTTCAAAATGATTTATTGGAGTTACGAATAACGATGACCAACCTGGAGCAGTTTTTATAATCCAATTGTTTATGAATTTAATTGGTGCGGAAAGACCCCCTGGCCAAGATGTACCTCCCACTTGATCTAAAGAATGAAACTCAGCTTGCTTATATAAAGGAGTACCGCCTAATTCTATATTTTTTAAATCTGCACTTGTTCTTATATTAATATCGCCCTGAAGAGGTATAATCCAACCTGCTGTCATGGCATCCAACATAGGCAAACATTTTTTAGCTGTCATGCCTTTGGAATTAAATTGGTCTCTGCCATTGTTATATGGTTTAATATTCTTGTACCATTTGGGAACATGCTTTACCGCTGGCTCCGGCTCTGGTATGTTTCCAAATAAATGTTCTTCACAATAAAATTCAATAGTAGGATCGCTATAGAAAAGCTTTAACATATTCTATCACCTACGCACCATCCTACTAAACTTTTTCTTTCACCCTTGGTAACAGGTTTCACTCTATGAGGATAAAAGCTTTTAAATAAAAGCACTTGTCCTTTTTCCATTCTAAATAATTTAGACTTATTCACATTTCCATTAAATATAACTTCAAATTCTCCACCTTCATATTCATTTGGATCACTTAAACACATAGAAAAACTAAGTTTTCTATCTTGAGGTTGAGAATTTAAATATGAGTCAAAATGCCAATCATAATGTTGATTAGAATCAGCATTATATTTAGTATATTGTAATACTTGCAAATAATCTAGTTGCATCCAAAACGACTGATGATTTATTTGTGAAACTAAATCGACAAATCTTTTATATATCCATTCTGTTTGGTTTTTAATAGATAACCAAGAAATAGTACTATCTCTAGTTTCCAAATCCAATTTACTGTAGTTGGTTTCCCCTACTCTAGCTGCCTCAAATTTTTCAAGTTCACACAAATCTACAATCTGGTCTACTTCGTCATTGGTAAATAAATTCTCCCATAGAACCATCGGTGGTAAATTGGGAGTAAACAAAGGTATTCTGTACATAATTAATCAAATGTTATAGTAACACTGCCTCCTGAGGGAACGGTTATGGATAAATTAGTTTGGTTAGGACCAACTGTTGGTAAAAATACTGGAGTACCAGATACTGCTGGAGCATTTCCTGCTACCGGTCCTCCGGGGAACGTAACTCCCAGCACCGAAAAAGGAGATCCAGCATTACCCGAGGATGACGGGTTAGGTGGATTAGGTGTAGGGGGATTAGTGTTTTCATAACCAGGTGCAATTATTGGATTGCCTGGATTTTCTCCTCCGGGATAAGGTGTCGGTGGAGTTGGATTCCCTGGTGTTGGGTTATTCCCCGGGGAACCCGGAGATGTATAATCATAATAGTAGTATAATCCTATTCCACATGGTTCAGCAAGGGTGTTGATATAAAAGGTTCCGACACCACCTCTAAACCCTTCACCTGGGGAATCTACAGGATTGCTAGTACCTGGTTTTAAAGTTTCATTAAAATCAGCAGAATTTGTAACCAAATTATTACCAAGAATAAACCCCGGCCAATTACTTGTGGCAGGGGCAGATAATGACGAAGCGTTTACTTGAAATTCATTTCCAAATGCTTGTACACAATTACTAGTTTGAGGTCCTACAGTATGTACTAAGGTGTTGTAGGTATATGTTGTGGATGTTCCTGGATTGCCTGGTGTAGGAGGATTTGGTGGATTAGAGTTTTCACCACCTGGATAAGGTTCAGGTGGATTGGATCCTACCGGATACGGCGGATTAAAATTTCCTGTTGGGTTGCCTGGCGATGCAGGAGTAGGATTCCCAGGCACATTGGGATTGCCCGGAACACCTTGTCCGTATATGCTAATAGAATTTTTACCAAAAGGAACAGAAAGATTACCAGAACTATTGAATGTAGCAGTCTTTCTTTCTATTCTCCAAGTTTTATCCTTAGTTACATTTCTAAATAACATTACGCCTTAGCATCCTTGCTTGCAAGTGTTCCAATATAAGAAGTTCCTGAATCATATGTAAAGAATGTCCAAACATCTATAGCGCTCACATTACTTGTTCTTGGTGGAATATTTGAAGCACCACCTGCCCATTTTACTGTACCTGGCCATGAAATAGTATTACCGGCAAAAGAATTGAATGTAATTAATGAAAAGCTACCTAATCTATTTGTGGGAGGATTGCTAAAAGTAAACGTCTTGTTACTATTTATTACACAGAAAAATACACCCGAGTCCAATAGATTAAGATCAATCGTAGTAGTACCAGCTGCAGCTGTAACGTTACTTACATATTCTGAGTAAGTTCTAAATAATGCATTTCCTGATATATTGACATTAGATACGATTATATTCGAAGCAGTAATAGAAGATACTGTGGTAGCACCAAATGCAGTATTTAAAGAAATGTTCCCAGCATATGTCACATGTCCAGTAGTATTTACAGTAAAAACACCTATTTGATCATTGCCGCCATATGTCGATGCTGATACACCGGAGGTTGCATGTGTTAGTTGAACATTGCCTGTAGAGACATTTGCTAAAATAGGACTAACATTAGATAAATTTACAACACCAGTATTTGTCAATGTGACTATTGCACTTTCTGATCCGGATCCCGCAACACCTATTCCCAGTCCGCCCAACATCGTAGCGATATAATTACCAGAAGTTTCTGAACCCAATACTATATCACCAACTGATACGTTTGATGCAGATACTATTCTACCCTGAGCATTTACATTAATAACAGGAATAATTCTAGAAGAACCATAAACTGAAGCTACAACGCCGGTGTCGGTTAATGCTGATACCGCGACGTTTGCTGCAGATGTTATTCTACCCTGTTGGTCGACGGTAATAACTGGAACATTAGTTGTACCACCATATGTATCAGCAGTTACCGTAACATTTGGTATATTAGCAGTGAAGGAACTGCCATCTGCTGTGGAAATTACAAAAAATCTATTATTAGAACTAAATGATGTTACTCCTGCTACATTAACATTTGCTGCAGAAGTAATTCTTCCATCTGTTCCTACTACGAAGACTGGTACCTTTGATGTACCACCATATGTAGTTGATGCCACTCCTGTTGCTGGTAGATCAACTTGAGTAAATGTTCCTCTTGTTGCAGTAATATTACCAGCAGTAACATTTCCGCTAAATCTTCCTTGCACAGATACTACAGCTGATCCACCTGGTTGTGAGGCGTTTTCCGCAATCACGTTATAAACGTTAATATTACCTGTGATGTTTTGACTGCCTACTGTGGTTGTAGTGCCTGAAACAATAATATTACCAACAGTAATATTACCAGCAATATTTACGTTACCACCAACAACTAAATTACCTGAGAAATAACCTGTTGCTGCGTTTACTCTGTCTATTGCATTAATATTGCCTTTGTCCAAAAGGACATTACCTATATTAGCAAAATTGAAAGAGCCTCGTGTACCAACTATAGCAGTTGCAGATACATTACCAAATGTTGCATTGCCTGTTGCAGAAATATTACCTGTTACTGTTGCCTCACCTGTAATTAATCTACCAGCAACAGTAATATTACTAATGGCTACGTTACCTAATAAAGAATTAAGTATTGTAACATTACCAACAGTTAAATTTGCTGTCACATTTGCATCAGTAACTACTAATAAACCATCATTCAATAAAGAGGCATTACCCAATCCAAGGGTAACTCTAACATTTGTAGCATCCGTATCATCAAGTAAGGTTCTGGCAAATGATGACAAAGTAGTACCAGATGCACTGGATGCTCCAGTGTAATAAACTATTCTGTCAGCTGCCGGTGTTACTGTTGATATAACATCTAATGCCGAATCCCATGCTTGCACATTGGTACCAATTGTTAAACCTAAATTAGTTCTTGCTGCAACCGGTGTGCTTGCACCTGTACCTCCATCTGCAACTGCAAGATCGGTGATACCTGTTATAGTACCGCCTTTGATATTAATATTGGTTACATTGCCAAGATGAGTACTGTTACCTAAAAAAGTATAGATATCAAAGAAATTGTTGTTTGTCTTTTCAAATGCAGTTCTTAAGGCATCACCGTCTCCGCTATTAGCTGCGGTGCCTATATTTACATTTGAATACGAATTACCATTGAAAATAGACATTTATTCTGAACCTTATCTGTTTAAAAGTTCACGAAGCATTTCTTTGATTTCCTTAATCTCAGATTTCATATTATTTATTTCTGTTTCTACGTGATTAGTTTTATCACGCATTTGACGTTCTTTAATGTATCTATGATACCCGGAATTGTCTTCGCTTACTATTCCTTTGGAAAATGAATCTCTGTATAATCCCGGATGTTCTTTTACTTTTAACTTCATGCCAAACTTACAATTCTTAGATTTTTACATTTAGGAATTCTAGCAGGATTATCTGACAGTAAAACGATCTTGAATTGTAAACCATCAAATTGCGCAATATTTTCTACTAACTTGGTGATCTCATAAAATTCACCACCCAAGGATTGTGTAATTGTAATACCAGTTATTTCTATAAATTCTTTTTCATTTAGATCCGCTGTTTCACCAACTAAACTTGTTCTATAATAGAACTTTAAATTCGTGTCTGCTGGTTTTGCCACATCGACAAAGAACTTAAATGCGGTACATGGATTGATGAAGTTAATTTGTCTGGTAATATATTTAGATGCAGCCGAACCGCCTTTTGCTGCCTCTTCTGCAATATATTGAATACCGTTATTAATAATAATATTCGCATTAGCAGCTGCGTTAGCTATTTCTGTTACAATTGTGCCATAAACTAGAATGTTGGCACCGCTGTTTTGAATTTCTAATACTCGCACGTTGCCGTTGTTATTAGATCCTTGAATATTAATAATAGAACCTTTGTTGATGGATACAGCATTTGCTCTGGCATTTGTGTTTGCCAAATTAATTGTGCCTGTGCTTGTAGTTAAATTAGTAAAACTAATTGTATTTCCATACGACACCGTAACAATATCTCTTGAAATATTTTCTGTATCAAATGTGGGATTGTTCACAATATTATTAACCAACACCAGACCCATTTTGTGCGTATCAACAATTGGTGCTACATATGCGTTAGTTGTATTTAATTCTATTCTAAATGCGATACCCGAACTATTGGATAACGAATAATATCTATTGATTGTTGAAGGCAAACTTCTTAAATTTGGATATTCATAATCTTTATCATCTTCCAGTGTAGTAAAGGTTGAGTCCATCGCATAAGCGTTACTCATAGTTTTTACTTTTTGCACTACAGATGTTTCCGAAGGTGATATAAAACCTATTGATGGATATAAAGTAGTAAATTGAATATCATTAAAGGCGAATAGTTTTTCTCCGCCGAATCTTGTCTTAGCTGTGACGTTTGAGACTGCTTTAGGTAATTGTACTGTATATGAATTTAATCTAATGTTGGATACTAATTGCTTTGTTCCAGATATGACATTTGATTGAATTCCATAGATATTTGAATCACCAAAATTTACTAATTTAATTGGTGATATTGCTACCGATGACCCTGAAATAAATCCATGATTTATGTGATACACTTTCATTTCCGGACTATTGGGAATTACTTCCAGCGGATCGGTATCTAAAACTGTTAATCTACCAGATAAATTACTAGGCCACAAATCAATACTTGCGGTTTGGCCTATTGTGAATTTTGCTCGATACAAAGTAAATTTTAAATCTTGTAACTGATCCGGTGTCCAAGTCGAAGAGTTTTGCGATTTAAATAATACACCGATGGTAGGTTGTTTTTGTACAACTAATCCTGTTAGTTTATCGAATTCACCTAATTGCGATATCCACACTTTATACTTTAAGGAGTCACTATTTAAACAAAGAGCATACTCGCCTGCTTCAACATAAACTGGATTGGTAAATGTGACAGATGTAGCTGTAGCAGAAGTTGTGCTAACATTTACGCTTGCTGCTGGAATTGACACTTGTGAAAAGGGAACAATGAAGGTACCTGGAAAACCGTCCTTCATTTTTCTAATCTCGATATTAACAGGAAGATTAGAATCCTTAGCAGCAAAATATAAATCTACTTTTGTAAGAATACTTGGTTCTGACACAATGAATGATTGTGCCATTGGATCCATCATAGGAGCCAATTCACTAGGATAGAAGTTAGTAACTTTTTGGTATCTGTTTGTAGACATTTATTATGGTCCTACCTTAACTAATGTTTTGCCATCATGTATTACCCCTAATACGGCCTGCCCAGCAGCTAAAATAGATAATCTTGTCACCAAAGTTTGTTGATCTGGTGAATCTCCTAGTAAGGCATTCGCAAAAGAACCTGCTGGATCTGTAGCTAATTGTTCCATCACATCAATAAAGAACGGATGCCAACCAACCTCTGAGGCCCTTTGTCTTGCAACTGCTAATGCTGCATCTGTACTTGCCCCTGCACCTAACGATTGATAATATGCTGCTTTCCAAACTTCTAATTTTTGTTGCAATGAATCATAATTATTAGTGATAAATTCTCGTGCTCCAGTAATAACACCTGTTGCCATTTCTTGAATTGATTGATTCATATTAGCAAAAGATTGATTATTCACTGCATCTGTGTACGCATTATAATCAAATCCTTGTTGAGCTGTGAAGAATGTATCTGTATCAACAGCACCACCGACAGTATCGAGACCAGCTTCATTCACATTTACTACGTCCGAAGATGTGAATCCTGCTCTTTCGAGATATGCACCAACTGCAGATTGTAATCCTATTGATCCGCCTCCCCAACTAGCAGTTACTTCACCTGTAACTGTGTATGTAGGAACAACTTTCAGTTTCACATTTGCATTGGCACCGTTTCCTGCTCCTGGGAATCCTTTAGGTCTCAAGGTAGTATATTCATCTTTAATTATCAATTCACCTGATGCTTGGTAAACCGCATCCGCATAGGTCGTTCTGTCTAATCCATTTGTGGGAGAATCAGATAATCTAAATATCTTTGTACCAACAGGCATATCTAAATCTTCTGATCTGTAATTAAAGATACCTTTTAGATTGCCCTTATCGTCGGTAATTAGATCATTATTGTATGCGACGTTTGCCACGTAATACGCACCTTTTAATTGGGATATTGTATTAGCGCTCATATAATCTAGAACAGTGTAATTAGATACGTCCACATCATCAAAGAACGCATAAACAACTGTATTAGGTTTCAATCCAGACGCATTAAAACCAATGTCCATACTACGCATCTTAGGTATTACTACCCTCGACACAATTTTTTCACCTTCAGCTGTGGTATCAAATGTTTCTACTATTTCAAAACGAGCACTTGATAATGCTGCAAAAGCATCAGTAGTTTTTATTACTGAGGATTTATTGGTTGTGGTATCTACCACCTTTGTTTCAGATTTTTCTTCACCAAACCAATAATTTCTCCAACCTCCATAAATTGAATCATATCCAACTCTTGCTTGTGAAAATGAAGTCAATGTGTCATATTTACCATTATTATTTTCGTTTAATACTGGTAACGTAAGAGTGTCAAACCAAATATCAGATGATGGTGTCAATGTCATAACACCTCTGAATGTAAGAATATTAAATGGATTAATAAATTCGTCCTTAGATGCTATGCTGTTTTGCACCAATGCTTCTTCAGTATAGGTTGGTAATAAGCAATCACCAACTTTAGCATAACTATTAGCAGCTCTCAGGGTTGCAGGATTTAAAAAGTTTTCAGAAAACTCGTAAAGTCTAACAAAGTCTTGAGAAAATCTAGGACGTAGTTCTCGTTTGTTTAAATCAATAGATACAGAATAATCTGGATTTGTTACGTCACCTACCCCGTGACCACTAAAATTATCTACTATAAATCCATTTTTAAATCTATCAAATCCGTCCGCATCTTGTATTTGTAATGATGCTGTTTCATTTTCCAATAGATTTAAAGTTGTATAATATTCCAAATTCTTAACTCTGTTTTCTATACGACCAATATCTCGCATAGTATAACGTCTGTTATCTATTTCTGTGATATTGATATCAGTATTCACATTGAAAACATAAGCATTTTGTTTTAGAATATATAATGCTACTGCATCATCTGGTGTTTTAGGTTCTGGTGGGTTCGCAACACTTGGACCTGAGATTATATAGGCATTTCCCGACTTATCTAAAACTAATTTATCAACCTTTGGCAGATAGTATTGAAAATCTGTTTGGAAATCTGTTTCAGATTCTAAAAATTCTGTTTGTGATGATCCTGTACCAGAAAATCCTGTGCCAGCGTCATTTATTCTTGGTCTAAAATCTAAGCAGTCTCTTAGATTAAATGTTTTACCATAAAGAGAAATGGATGGAATAGATTTGTAATCTACGTCATTATATGAATCAACTGAGAAATAATCACCTGAACCATGTGAGAAATAGTCAAATGTTATTCTAATGGGGCCTGTTGGTGGTGTCTTACCAGGTTTCAATACTATTCTACCAACATCATAAAAAGTAGCTCTTTGACCATTATCCAAAGTATATCTCTCAGTGATATCTGACGCATTAGTAGAACTGTATGATGTTCCAAACGCTGTAGTTGACATACTAACAGACTTTAATCCATATACGTCAGCTTTACCTAAAGATATGATAGCAGCAGTACCTGTTGCTTGAGTAGTAACATCTAAAGTCGCATCTGAATTTAATGTCTTAGATTTTCTTAAAGCGGCTGCTGTTGTTTTATTTACTGTGGTTATTGCTCTAACCGCAGCAGATGTTAATGACGCATTGCCTGACAGATTAAAGGTAACCGTTTTACCTGTAGGAGTACCGCCCCTTGTTACTAATCCAGACAAATCTTTCCATGAACCATCTGCCTGGATAACTATTTGATAATTATCAGAGGAATAAGGTGCAAATGTTTCGTCAGTACCAGCTGTTAACGTGTACTGTCCTGCTGATAAAGAAAAATCATATACTCTTCTTACTTGATAATCAGTTTCTGAATTGGTTGTATCAACTGCTTTAATTATTTTGTAGGGTAATTCAAAAACATAAAATAATTTGTTACCTTCTTGAATAGCTGCTTCATTTAAAGTAAAGTTAACACCTGAAACTGTAGCAGTTGCTGAAGTTACTGCTGCTAATGATATTGCATTAGTTATGCTATCAATTCTAAATAATTGACTTCCTACTGTAATAAAATCGCCGCCTTCTAACTGAGTATCGAACGATGTACCCGATCCTGTAATAGTTGCACTACCAGAAGTAGTAGATACTGTACCTGTTAATGAAACTTGATTAGGTACAATATTAGCAGTAAAATCAGTGAATGTTCCATTATCATAATATAATTGTTTAACATCTTCTTCAAATTTAAATCCAGTTACCATATTAACATCAAAGAGATACATCTTGTAAATTGCTGATGTACTACCTAAAGTACCTGAATTATAATCGATTGCTCTTACTCTAGCATTACCAACAATATTGGCACCTGATGCTGGAAAAGATTTAGCAGTAGTGTAGCGATCATAGAGTTGCACTTGAACCATATTTGTAATATCTGGGATACTATGCACGTCTGTAATGTAAATATAATTACCTACTTCTGTGGCTATTGTACCAGAATTAACATTGGCAAAGTTTCTTGCCTTGCTTCCTAAAACATATTTCTTATTAACATTCTCAATTTCGTAACCTTTTACATATGCCTTACCTCTGGATAAGGAAGCTACGTAAAGATCATCGTTACCGCCATCTGACGAAGTTAAATATCCGTCTCTAATTGCATTACCAGATTTTAGATGATTTAATAATTCTAATGCGAAAGGTCTAACTACATAATCACCTGATTCGTCGTATGTGCGTCTTGCTAGAGTATCTGCTAATAAATTATATTCTACTGTTGGTTTTAAAAAGGTTATTTCATTGCTTTGAATTCTCATCAATTCAATAAAATTGGGATCATCAATAGTACTATTAAATGTTAATGCTCTTGCCTCAAGTGTTAAATCAATTTTATATCTATCAGCGCCCGGAGCAAAATAATTTGAAAAACCTACTGCAGGATCTAGTAATGATGAGTCTTCAGTGTCATCAATAATATCCTCAGTAATTAAGAAACCTATTTTTTTATCTGAACTAACTGAACTATATTTGCTTACGATAAGAGTAGAATTAGGGAAATAAGCAAAGGTGCCCTTTGTAAATACTACACCTTGGCTAATATTAAATGCTGTTCCTGCACCACAGGGAGAAATAACTGCTGCTCGAACTGAAATAGTAGATGTAGAATTAACTAATATTTCATTTGCTTCAAATTGACTAGTTAAACCAGTAGTACCAGCATTGATGTACTTAACAAAAATTGTAGGAGGATCTTCACCGGTAGCAACTGTTTGATTAACAACTATAGCTTTTAATCCGGTAGATTGTCCTGTTAAAGTGTCGCCTACTAGATCTTCAATAACATTGTCTGCATCTACAGAATTATATGTGGATTGTAACTTAACAAACTTATAGTTTCTTTCGTAGTGAATTTGTCCAGGCTGAACTATAGAACCTTCTTTGAAGATATGGGCACCAAATCTCTCTATTTGCTTTTGCAAGATAGATTGTAACTGAGTAAGTTCTCTAGCTTGGACAGCTCTTCCTGGACGAAACAGTATACGATAAAACTGTTTGGTCTCGTTAAAATCGTCGTAGTATGGACTTTGATTACTTACGTACATGTGTTACCTTTAAAATTCAATCACTAAGTAAAGTGATTCAGTTTGATCTATAGCTCTTTGAATAGGTCTAAATGTATCTACGTAAATTATTTGACCAGAATCGGGTTGTATTTCTTGATTAGTTATAGATACTAAAGTTCCTACTGCGCCACCTGCTCCAGTTACTATATCACCCACAGCAAAAACATTGGCATTTGCTGTTTTATTTTCTGCCTGAAAATATCTAATGTTTGCTTTTGAATTGCCTGCGTCAGCAGATATTGAAGTAATAACCGCATTAGCTTTTGAGTTGCTACCAATAACATATTCATCTAATACATATGTTCCAGCTACATTGGAAAGATATAAGTTTTTGGTTAATTTATATGCTGAACCACCCGCTACTGTAGAAGTACCATATAGTTGCGGATCCTTAACTAATCCTGATATTCTAAAATCATTATCTATAGGAAAAATACCACCTTCCTCATTCTCGAGACGAGCATTGATCATCACATAATAACCACCCAATTCAATTCTAGCATTCGAACCGTGCCCGCCTTTGGGACTTATAATTGCTCTGGCTACAGCATTGGAACCACCGCCCCCTGAAATTGTAATATTGGCATATCTATATCCCGAACCAACATTAACCATATTAATTGCTGAAACAATATTACCGTTCAGCGTAGCATTTGCCGATGCCCCAACCCCATCGCCTGTGATTGTAATAGTAGGTGCGGTATTATATCCTGTCCCAGAATTAGTAACTATAGCTACATTTATAGCGCCATCTACAGCAGCATTGGAAACATCATTAATTTCTGTTTCAACATACATAAAGTCTGAAGTCAAAAATCTTGATAATTTAGCAGCAGGAACAGTATACATATACTTCCATTTGTATCCATCTGCTGTTGTAATTACACTTGTAGATGTGCCTGTTGGTTTTGTGTTTGATGCAGTACCGCTGTTATTGAATAAGCATTTATATACATTATAGTTCGAAGGATCAATAACATAGAATTGATTATTAAAAATATTACTTAGGGTATGATCGTATTGAGAATAAATTGTTCCAGATGTCCAATTGTATCTGGGAATCACATAAGCTACATCTGTACTAAGAACACGCTTCATAGCAATCATTCTATCATACAATCTAAAATCAAGTGCGGCGTTATCTGTTTCTGTAGCAACAGTGCCTGTACTATCTAAGTTATTTTCCCAGGCATCGGTTCTCGCAATAAAAACGTAGATATTTGATGAAGCTGGTTCTGAGAACCCCTCCACAAATTGTTCTGCTTGGTGATGTTTAAAAGATGTGGTTACTAGCGCGCCCATATTTACTTTTCGGTTAACTGATTATTTATATTATCTAGATAGCAATATAAACCGTATTGTCCACAGTGTATTCAAGAGTATCTACTGTAATTCTTGTACTATCCGCTCTTACATTGCCCAATATCTTAATAGGATAAAAATTAGGGGAAACTTTAACATTCTGTACACCTTGCAATGTAGTGTCTATAATAACTTCACCGAATACCTCAAACCCAGCAGGATGCAATAATTTCTTCACTGCCTCACGCCAAGCCGATAATGGTTGAGATGATCTAATTACGTATGAGAACGGCTGATAATAAACTCGATCATCCGTGCCTATTCTACCTTCAATAACGAAATTCTCATCAAGCTTTCCTGCATTATCAATCCATCTGCCCTGTCCTATCCCCATTGCGCCAATATTAGCTTGTAGATTAGCCGATTTGGAATAGTATACAGTTACATTACCTTTAGTATTCGCATTAGCATAGTTAAATGTGAATGCTCTGCTATGTGGTACCGAAACTACGGTGAAAGTATTTGCATAATCTTCTATATCATCAGGTAAAATAGATGTTACTACTACGTTGCCAGATGTGTTTCGAATGTTGGATGCGACATTTGATGTGACGTATAACGATTTTATTGTTGGGACCGAAGCAACTACTACAGTAGTATGCCTGTTAATAATATTACTTATATCCTTATTAGATACCGTAACATTACCTCTAGTGTTGGCATTTGCTAAAGTAAATCCGATATTGGTAAATGTTGGATACCCATTACTTGTAACTACTGCAGTAATGGTAGTATTAACCAATGTATTTGGATAACCATTTGAGATCGTTATAGTACCAACAGCATCTGCATTTGTTCTTGAAAATATTAAACGTCTGGTATTGGGAACAGATGTTACTGTTGCTGTTTCAGTAACATTTTTTAGCTTACTTGATACAAGATACACATTTCCCAATGAGACATTAGATGCGGCATTAGCGGTGGCATAAATTGTAGTGTTGCTTGCTATATTGGCTACAGTAAAGATATTGCTGTAGTTGATAGTTATTGTATCACCGACTACTAAATTAGCATTAAAATAGGTATTCTGCCCAGTAATAACATTACTGTTAATGGATAAATTCGCTTTACCTGCTAGCTGAGGTTTATCAGTATCATTTTTTATTAAAGCAGTAGTATAGGTAACATTTATAACATCATTGACTTTATAAGGATGGCTTCTCTGCAGAGTCATATCTGGTCCAGGAATGCCACCAAATGCTACAACAACTTGATTACCGACTAATTCAAATGTCCCAAGTACAATATTACTTTGTGTTTCTTTAAAGTCTACCTTTACATTTTGCCCTGTAACAAAGGCATGTTGAGAAGTAAAGAACACGTTTACCGTACTGTTTACTGCATTTACAATGTATGTCCCAGGAAGTGCATTGGTAAAGTTACTAGTAAATGCTACATTTACATTAGCACCTACCGAAAAATTATGTGGTTCAGCAAAATTTAATAATACATTTGAGTTATTGGTTAATGCAAAATTACCATCATAAGAATCAACATCCGTTTTACCGAAGATTACATTAACATTATCACCAATCAACAATTCATGTTGTATTGGGGTATTAACTAGAACAGAATTACCTTCTAATAAAAATCTTGAAGTATAGAATTTATTGGTAGTATACGCTACAGTTACTGTTCCATTTGTATTAGCATTTCCAAATCCTTTATCAACTAAGAAAGTTTTAAGATTAGGAATCGATGATACAGTGAGACTGATATTACTGTTATTGTAGACGTTTCCGGTAGTAAATTTAGCGGTTACATTATCACCAATCACTAAGCTATGATTATTAGATAATCTAATAGTAGCTACATTTGCTAAAAGAGTATACGTTCCTGTTTTTATTTCTGTAGGAGAACTAATGGTCACGTTTGGTTTGACATCGTAATTAATGCCAAAGTTAGTCATTCTAATATCTCTGATTGCGCCTGCATCAGAAACACTATTTACTACTGCTGACGCTAGTCTACCATTTGAATCTGTAATAGTAATACTTTGTCCATTACGATAACCTAATCCTCCGGATATAACGTCTATATCACGAATAATAGGAATAAGATTAGCAGCAACAAAGGTTGTAGCACCTGTTAATGTATTGGCTAACTTAATACCTCGTATATTTTCACCAGCTAAAAAATCACCTTCTATACTATTTTCATTAAGATATATTTCATAAATGTCATCGCCTAACGATTGAAACGAAATTACTGACTCAACAATAGCCGTGGCATTTGAAGTATTGCCGGTAATCAATGTTCCTGCTAAATTAAACGGGCTACCTGATACTTCGGTTGCTCTAAGAATATGATCACGAGTCCATTTACCATCTGAGGGTTTTAATACCGACTCGTACGGATAAATGAAATCAATTTCCTCATTAAAAAGAATTCTAAATAATAGTCTATAGGCTTCTTCAGATCCTTTATACTTATTAAGGTCTCTGGAAAATTTTACAAACTGTCTTTTATCTGTTAAAATAGTTTTCGGAATACCTGAACTATATTGATTTAGAAAATAATCTACAAACGAATCTATAGTTGAGTCAATGTCGGCATATGATCTGGCATTTTGTAAAAGCTCTTGCGCACCTTGATCTTGCTCAATAAACTTGTAGTAATATTCTAAGAAAATTCTAAAAGTATCATAATCCGTGGATATATGCTCAGGTAACTGAGACGATATGAGAATAGATAATTTTTCTTTTAATCTGGTTGTAGGCATTATAGTGCTACATCGACTGCTGTTACAGTAAGACCTTGTAATCTATTTGATTGTGAATCTAAGGTGCTATCATCTAATACTAAAATTTGTTCTCTGTTCACTGCTAAATCATACGAGGATTCTTGCATTTCAACGGTTATTCTTAAATCATTTTGCCCAGTTGGATATCCAATCGGAATGAAACTGGTTATACTTAGAACGCCCGTAGCGTAATTTACTGTCCCAACATTGTTATTGATAACAGTATCAGACACCACGTCTTTAAGTTGTAATGTGCCTGTGCCATTATAATTGATAGGATTATCATTAGGAGAATCAACTAAAACTACAGGAGAAACTATACCGCCAGAAACAACACTGAATCTAGTTGATTTAACCCCGTATGGATGAATTCTATTATAAAATCTTATTGCACTAGCACCTTCAAACGAATTTGAAACATTTAAGGTAGGTTCAATTCTTTTTTGCAGATTAATTTCAATTAAAGATCCAACTATTGCCGTACTTGCGGCATCAATTGCGGAAGTTAATTTAGAATAGTAAAAATCAGCATCAAATTTTTGCAGATTATTAGTAAAGAAGTTTTGAATAGCTGTTGTAGCTAATGTTACTATTTGTGCATTGGATAATGTTGTATTTCTACTGTTGTATTTAACAGTAACACCTAGATTTACATAAAAATATTCAGGATCAACAAATTCCACTTGTATACCTAATAATTTCTTCGGAGCAAGTATTGTGTTTTTAATTGATTCTTTAGTTGTGTTACTTATTACGTATCCAAGATAAGGTTTCAAAGATACTAGTATTTTGCCATATATAGGAGGATCATTATCCTCGCCTCCCCATACTGCAACTGATTCAGCAAGTGGATAACTTGTTTGTATAATGGATTTAAAATCTGCAGCAGTAACTGCTCTATTTTGTGCTAGATATTGTCTTGGCGCATTGAATTTTATCTCACTCAATGCTTCCTTTGCGGCGCCACCTGTGGAATTATCATTAACTGTAATTGTTACATTACTATTTCCACCAATAGTTCCAGTTAGTGTGAAGGTTTGATCTACTAAGTTAGAAACATTAGCAGCAGAACCATTTGATACCAAGTACTGAATAATAACTATGTTACCAGGTGTTAATGCTTTACCTAAAACATTATCACCAAAGAATAATTGGTAACGACCATTTGCATTTTCTTCAAGATAAAATATTTTAGATCCTGCCTCTACGCTACTTAAATCTGATGCTAATGTATAAACTTCTTGTGTAGTATCTGCGCTTGATGTTTGTACTAAAATTCTTAATGTCGAAGTATCGACGTTCTCCGAAGGAATCTCAAATTTTTCAGTTGGAGTACCAGATGCTACTGTGTATTTGTATTCAAAGCTTTGTCCTTCGGTTACTTGAATATTACTAAAAATATAATCTCCACCCGAAGGAGAAATAGTATGAGGTGACGTATTAACAAAGTTATACGTACCACCATTAATAGTAGTAGTGAATGTAGTATACCTATCCATTGTTAAAGATGTTGGAGATCCTGCTGGACTATTTACTTGTATAGTTAATGTTGCTACAGCACCTCTAACTGATCTAGGAGTATAACCTAGATGTTTAGCAATCGAAACTGCAGATGTTCTTTTTACTGCACTATCTAAAAACATTTCATTTGCCAGCATATTGGCAAGATACGCGTTGTAGTGAGTGTTATAAGAAAGCAGATCAATAAGAGTCGACAGAGCCGATCCTTCGAAATCATAATCTGTAAATTCTGTTTGAGATTTTAGATAGGTTTTAAGATTTGTCTTGATAGTATCAAAATCAAGCTCTGCTACTCTTAGATTTGCCATTTATCGTACTCTATTTAAAGCAGTCGTAAGTGTTACTGGTCTATCAGAATTCACAACTTGAAATTCTACGGACACTTCAACACCATTACTATCTGGCTGAGGATTTATTCTTACATTCAATAATCTAACACGAGGCTCAAATTTATTTACAACATCTATGATAGTTTGTTGCATTGTTCTTTCTACAATTGGATCCCAATTTTCAAACAACAAACTATGTATTTGGCAACCTATTTCTGGATGAAAGGGTCTTTCGTAGTGTTTGGTTAGCAGCAAGTTTCTTAAAGATTGTTTGATAGAATCATCGTCTGTTTTCTTCACGATATCCGCAGTAGACGGGTGCTTGGTGAAAAGAAAACTAAAATCTTTAAACTGCCTAACTTTTCTATCTACGGTTGTCATGACCCTACTATTACTTTAGAACTACTTGAATTTACATTATCATTACGAGTATCTCCATCACCTAATCTACATACTGCCCATCCATTGATGAATACTTTTTGACTACCCTCTACCATAGTGTCATTTCCTGTGTCTTTGTCGCCTACTCTCACTACCCCTCTATTTTCTACAAATACTTTATTACTCCCTTGGTTCTTAGTGTCACCTCGGGTATCAGTATCATTAATGCGGGCTATTCCGGGCATCTATTATTTATTTGATAAGAATTAGGCTAACTGAGACAAACCGTCAGAATACTTGGCATGATTGTTAAATGTCATTACCTGAGTTCTATTTCTATTATTAATATCAAGAGAAACGTGTATCCAAGGATTCATTGTAGTAGAAGCATACTCTAAAAGTAGTTGATCATAATTAAGTTTAGATGCTAATATTTTAGCTATTTCAAAATAGGTTGCTTTACTAATTCCTTTGAATTGAATATCTACCGCTTGACCAAGACGATGTTGACTTGTTTTGCTTGTAGCGTCTGATCTAAAAGCGCTAGTTACATACATGTTTGGGTATAATTTTAGTACGGGTTCACAGATGTTCAATGCTACACCTGAAAGATTGTACAATAGTTCGCCATAAGTTTTACCTGCTTGTGCTGCTAACTTATATTTTGAAACCGCTGCTTTAGATGATAACATACCAAGTGTGAAATTGGGAGACAAATTAAAATTATCTGGTGCTTCAGATATACTTTTCAGTTCTTCACCTGGTAAAATAAAGGCAGAATTATTTGTCCTAGGTGATGCAGAATCTAGACTCACAGGAGTCTCGTTCATTTCTGATTTAGATATTATACCTTCTTGTATTGCTTTATTTTTAGTAGCATTGACCTCAGATTGTAACGCAGTTGGTTCTTCTGCGGATAAAACATAGTTATCAGCCAAAGTTAGATACATTGGATCATCTATGTTTACTATAGAAATATCTTTGCGTCCAGATAGTATACCAATCAAAGCATGTTCTGCTTTATCCGCTTGTCTTGACTCAGATGCGGATACAGAATTGTCAGCTAAACCGCTAGCAAAATTAACTAGACCGTCTGTATCGACATTTAAATCCCCACCTGCTTTAAAGTGTTGATCAGCACCGGTTTCAGTATATACGCTGGTATCTTGTTTTAGATATAGATTATCAGAAGAAATATAAACGTCCCCTGTCACTTTATCGTGCTTGTCTCCTGCCACGTCATTAAAATAATCGGTATCTGTTTTACCATAATAGTTGTTAGTGTATACGTACATTGCCGATGAAGCATTACTATGAATAATATTTGAATTTATCTTCGTAACATTTCCAGATTTAAGATTCATTTCTACATCTGCTTCTATGTAGACATTGGAACTACGAATACTAAATGTTTCTACTGATGATAGATTAAATGTGCCACCTGCTTGGGCAGTAATGTCGTTATGGCAAATTATATTTGTATCACCTTCAACTTCAATATTTGCGTCATTACCGACAAAAATATTACAAGCACCGTTAACTGAAATATCTGCCTTGCCCGCAATCGCAATTTTACCATTACGATCTATAATCTCATAACTTGAACCTTTGGTACGTTTAATTACTGATCCATTAGAATCTATTTCTATAAAAGTACCAGATTTATGAAAAACATGTAATCGTTCCGCGCCAGGGGTATCATCTATTTCTATTACATGCCCTGATTCGGTTTGTGTTACTTTATTATAAGGATATTCGCCTTTATACGGAGACTCGGGTTGTGACCAAGATTCCCCACCTGGCAATTTGGCACCAACCATTCTTTCTTCATTTTTCTTTTGTACTACTGTACCATTAACATCGCCGGTTGCTAATTTATTAGTATCAGATCTACCTGCATATTCTTTTGTAGGATAGGTAGCAGTCGGATCAGTAAAACCTGTTTTAGTAACTTCTAGTTTAGCAGTATTATCTTGATTAGTTACGTTAAAATTTCTTGCTTCGCTTAGGGCTTTACTAACTATCGCTGAGTTATATTGTTCGTTATATCTTTCTAGTCCTGCTTCAGCATCCCCGTCATTGAATAAAATATCAATACCGGTAACAACAGGGGTTATCTGTGTGCCGGTATCAAAAACACCATTTGAAAAATTTGAAAGAGCGGTGCTTATTAATCTACTTTGATCTTTTTGCAATGCCCCAAGAATGGTGGACTTTAACGAATTAAGATTTAAATTATTAGATCCACCTGGCAGGTTTAGACGTAATACTTCATCTACTCTTCTGTTTATGTCTGTTGATACTTGATTGTTGACATCAGTATTAATACTATTAGAGAGAGTATCATTTAAATCAGAGGAAGATAAATTACTACCAACTAGATCAACAGGGTTTTTTTGCCCAACTAAATTATTGGGGATTTGATTAAGGGAAAAATTAGCTTCTTTATTTACTGTACTAGATATGTCTTTAGATATAGACTTTGATAGCAAAGGAACTACTGTACTGAGAATAGTTTTCGATATAGGTAAGTTATTCTGACTATTAAAAGCTGTGGATAGACTACCAGATAATCTTGTATTAAGTTGATCTGTAAGATTATCACTCATGCCGTTATCAGTTTAAGTAGATCATTTTTTTCATTTTGCCATCTTGATTTAACGCCTGCTTGAATGTTGGCAGAACTAGATTTAAAGAATACAGCAACATTATTTATTTTATAATTTGAAACCAATTCAACGATGTCTTTGTCAGTCAATTCTGATTTGCCTTCTAATGGATTTAAAAATACATCTGTTCTACCTGGACCTAATTGAACAGCAGTAGACCAAATTAAATCTTGAACCCCTGGTCCAAAACTAGTTAAATTTAAACCTTTACGTTTTAAATTTGCCAACATAACATCATAATATTTTGCTTGAATATAGTCGTGTTGATCTTTCTTAAATTCGTTTGGATTAGAACTTGCTATACTTTTCCACATATTATCAAAATCAGATGTTGCTGGTTCCATATTAACGAATTTATCTTTAAATTTAGATGCGTTTAAATAATCTTTGATAGGAGATTTTTTAGCACTAGGCCTAGCTTTTCCACTAGGCATTGTTGAAGGAAGATACGAGGCAAATTGATATGTGCCATAAGACGCACCACCGAAATCGCCAGAATTCAGATAACTATTAATGGTGCCAGGACCTTTGCCTCCAGATTCATATTTTTCGGATGTTTGCCCTAGTTCCCATCCGGGCACACTTGGGACTCCCGCTCTAATAGGTTGTCCACTACTATCTACTACAGGATCGCCTTGGCTATCACGCAAAATACCATCGTTATTATTTTTTACTTGAGGTTTTTCTTCAGTTTGCGTAAATACTTTAGGAGCGACTTTAGTAGCAATAGTACCAAAAATTGCCGGTTGCTGCATATCATTACCATCAAGGAAAAATCCTATAACCCATGTGCCTTCTACAGGGCCTAACGGCGAAGAACCTATTCCTGAAATAGCAGCAGATGTAATTGGTTGAATCGGCACTGACCAAGGCAAATCATTTGTTGGAAGTAGAGTTTTGTCGTCAGTATGATATCCGTAAATTCTTACTCGTACTCGTCCCGCCTTTTCAGGATCCATACGATCTTCCACAACTCCAATCCACCAGATAAAACCATCTTTATTAAAAATATTCATGACTCAGTACCCTCATTCACTAACGAATCCTTCACTACCTCCATAACCATCTTATGTTCCATTTTGTTTATTTTGTGATGTATTGAAGTAATAATGTAATATCCTGAATACAATTTATCCTGAGCTTGTTTTTGCTTATCAGTATCATCTTTTGGACCTATTGCAGGATAGTTAAACTTAATCATTGCACCGACTTCCACATCTGTTCTACCCGGCACAGTAAGTAATAATTTTAGATTGCTAAGTTCCAACAATGTAGATTTTCTATTACCGTATATTGTTTTTATCTTCTCATTGATGTTACCCGAAAAACCTGTGAACAATTTTGGGTTGATAGGATAAAAATGAACACTTGATGCTGGATTTCTTAAACTATTGTCGGCAAAAATAGGTATTGATTTTTCACCCGACGAATGCACATAGTTTTTATATTGATCCACGTGATCGTAGTCAACTAGTTCATAGATTTTATTAAACACATCCAGAGTAATTAGTCTATTTGCCAAATATCCGTTGGTATAATTTTTAATATGATCAGTTGTGTTGACCATTTCTACTGACTCAGTCAGTAACAATTCTCTATTAATATCAACCTTGCCATTTGGATCTCTAATGTTGGCTGCAGCTAAGCTGTACTCACCCACGAAACTTTTATTCTTGTTAGTGAAATCGAAAATAGATTCTATTGATGTAAAATAAAATGCTTTATTAGATTCAAAGAATAAAAAGTTGCATGCCTTTCCTTCTTTAGGTATAGCCTTTGATGCTAACCAATTTATACATTTAAACGGTGACCAACCTGGACTAACAAACTTAACCTTGTTTGCTGTTTCAGTAAGAATTTTTAAAGGTGTTGTTCTTTCTTTTTCATTTACATTATCATTAGTTGGATCTTCAAAATTTCTATTCAATGCGATATAATCAGAAAATATTTGTATAACAACATCATCAATATTTCCCTCAAAACTTCTATACAATGGTAACAGTATATCGGCTACCATTTCGTGAGACACAAAATGTAATGTATATAACTGAGTATTATTATCTCGAATAACTGTTCTATTGGTTATTTGATATAGACGAAAAGCTTTTTCTATAGTTGCTTCTTCGGGAAACGAAGGTGTTTTAATTTTTAGAATTAAAAATTCTTCACCTGTAATGGGTAACTTCTCAATAAGATTTCTACTATCTGATATTAGAATATCACCATACAAAGAACCAGCAAACATATCTTCGTACAAATTTATTTCTATGTAAAAATCATCTAAATCAATAAGTGCACCTGTTGCACTTAGCAATTTGAGAGATTTTATAGATATGTCACCTGCTTTTTGTAGACTATCAGTTGAACTCATAAGGTAATCTTATTATCGAATTCTGATTCAACTGCTGCAACATATTTTGGTTTAAGAATTTTTATACGACGCTTAGATTCATTGGCTTCATCCTCATATTCATAATTAGAAATTGCAGTAGCACTTGGGTGTGTATTGTTTACCCAATTGCCATTGCCATCTTCCCAATGATGTGTAGCTTGAATATTCGCCGAGCCATATTTTGAGGAAACATATTCTGATAGTACATAGGTAGATAAAGGCCAATCGTATCTTGGATCTATAATTTCATTGATGTGAAGAATTAACCAATGATACTCTGGGCTACCGTAAACTTTGTCTGCTAATTTTTCAGGAGTATCCCCGTCTCTAATGTCATATTCATCATAAAGTGAAGCATTGTTTTTAATTTCGTCACTTACTGTGATACGTCTAAATATATCTTTGATTACTTGAACAGATTCAAGATCGTCTAAAGAATAGACATCGTAGGGAAATTTTTGAAAATACATTAGTAGCCTTCCACGATTTTCTCTTTAGTAAGTATTTCAGTCTCTCTAAATGTCAAGCTAATATTGACTTCAGATGGTGCGCCATCTTTAAATGACGTGAAGGTTTCTCCGCCATAATCTACATTCAAATCTGTTAGGACAGCAGGAGCAAACTTGTGAAAATACTTATTAGTTTGATTGCCAAAATAATATGCTATTTGAAATTCAGCAGGATATATAAAGAACAATCTGTTCTCAGAAAGTTCCGGGTGCATATGAAATTTAAATAATTTTACTATATCTTGTATACTTTGAACTTCGTTTCTATTCTTTGGCATAAATCTATACTTGAAGCTAAATGTTCTAAAATCTATTGCTTCAAATAACACTTCTCTAAAAGGATTGAGGGCAGTTTTAGAAGAAGCACCTATAATAGATTTAACATCCGTGCCACCAAACATAGATGGTAGTTTAGCCAGTCCCAGCATTGCAGCTTGGGATGCCTCACCGCCTATATTCATAGCATTTTTTAATGTAGCGCCTAGATCAGATCCACCTATTTGTCCAATAACACCTGCTAAAGTGCCAAGGTCTTTATTAGAATATTGTGCACTATATTTGACTGAGGGTTTTTCTTCTATGTGTAAAGCAATAACATCAGAGATTCTATATGATGTGTCTGGTTTCAATAACCCTTGATCTAAAATCTTATTAGCAACTGCGCCGCCTGCACCTGCGCCTATTGCCGCACCTGTTCCTACTATCAATTTATCCGGAGAAGATCTTCCAGCAGAACCAGCTGCAGTATTTGGTTTAGCTCCCGTTTTTGGCACAGACTCGGTAACTTTCTTTGCGGCCATTGCCCCAATACTTGCACCTACTACAGCGCCTGCTCCAAGAGTTTTACCCGCAGTAGCCAATTCATCTGCAGATAATTGGGCAGCATTGTTTCGTCGTACTTCAAATAATCTAGTGCTACCAGTATCAAATTTAGATTTGCCTCTGATATTAATTGAAAAAGAAATATAGTGTTGTAGTTCCTGAGAACCTAAATTGTCAGGAAATCTAATCACATTTATTTCATATTTTGAAGCAGAACCAGAGGAAACTATATCACCTATTCTTTCTTCAAAGTTGCCTACACCGGTTTCCGATTCTCGATAATCGTTTTCTATTCTACGTAAAGCAGCGGTTGACATTGTTTTCCCATAAATAGATAATTAATTATTTATTGCCAAAATCATGTATAAAAATACTTATAAAGGTAGATATAGAGTCAATAATCCTCTTAAATACAAAGGAGAGATCAATAACGTCATCTATAGATCGTTGTGGGAGCTAAGATTTATGAAATGGTGCGATGAAACATCAAGTATCATAGAATGGGGCTCTGAGGTTGTTGTGATTCCATATGTCTCCCCATTGGATAAAAGAGTTCATCGATATTTTGTAGATTTTTACATGAAGGTCCGATCTGCGGATGGTACTATTCAAAAATATCTTATAGAAATTAAACCTGAAAGATTCACAAAACCTCCTCCTATTCCAAAACGAAAAACTAAGCAGTTTATTGATGAGGTTTTCCAATATGGTGTGAATGAAGCCAAATGGAAAGCCGCATTTGAATATTGTAAAGATAGAAAGATGAAGTTTATGATTTTGACGGAAAAGGATTTAGGTATAGATACCCTTAATAAATATTAGTATGGCAACCTCATTTACCACACTTCAAACCAATCCTCGGGAAGTTGACAAGGCGGTACAATGGTATCAAGCACAAATTAAACAGCTTGGTACATTAAATCCTCAAAATATAATGAAAGAGCGCGAGAGATTAACTACCAGAATTTTGCCTGGTAAGATGTACTTATTCTTTTATGATCCGAAGAACAAAGATACCTTACCATATTATGATAGATTTCCGTTAGTTTTACCATTTAGAAAAATGCCCGATGGATTTATTGGTTTAAATTTGCACTATCTTCCTTATCTAGCTAGATTCAAGCTGTTAGGTTATCTAGCTGATTATTTAAATAACGATAAACTAGATGAGACGTCTAAGTTACAAATATCCTGGAAAATACTAAATAGTTCATCTAGATTATCACCAATGAATGCGTGTGTAAAAAGATATCTAGCAGACCATGTAGAATCAAAATTTTATGATGTGCCGGTCAATAGTTGGATAACAGCAGCATTGTTACCTGTTGAAAGATTCGTAGGTGCAAACAAAAGTGCCATTTGGCGAGATTCTAGGAACAAATATTAATGACAACATTTTCTTTAGATAAATTTAGGTCGGAAGTATTATCCTATGGTCTAGCTAGAACGAATAGATTCGAGGTATTCATTACACCGCCGCCCGCACTTAACAATTATAGAGACGGAGGAGATTTAGTAAGTTTATTGTGTGAAGAAACTAATCTGCCCCCTCTAACTACTACCGTTAAATCTTATAGATTGTTTGGACCATCTCACCAAAGAGCAGTATCTGCTGAATACGGCGGTGAAGGTATATCAATGACATTTCACGTAGATTCTAATATGTTCGTGAAACGATTCTTTGAAGAATGGATGAACGTAACAGTCGATTCAAACACATTTTTACTTAACTATCATGAAGATTATACTTCGACAATCTATATCAATCAATTAGATGAGGAAGATAATCTATCGTATAGATGCGAAATAATAGATGCCTTTCCTAGATCAATTAATTTATTGCAACTTAATCAAGCAGCACAAAATCAAACACATCGTTTAACCGTAATGTTTGCCTATAGAAGATGGTATGGCAGAACTAATTCGGAATTAGGAATACAACAAGTAGAACCAACAAGAACCACATTTGAAAATGTGCCACCACAATGAGGTAACATATTATGGCTTTACCAAAACTAGAAGTACCTACGTATAATTTAAAATTACCTTCTACTAATAAAACAGTTAAGTATAGACCGTTTTTAGTAAAAGAACATAAGGTGTTGATGACACTTCAAGATGCTCAAGTAGAAGAAGTATCCAAAACCATTAAAGAACTTGTAGATGTTTGTACATTTAATAATTTAAAGATTGATGATTTAGCTAATTTTGATATCGAGTATATTTTTATTCAATTAAGAGCTAAATCAATCGGAGAATCTTTAGATCTTATAATCAATTGCGAATGTGGTAACAAGATAGAACACAAAGCCAATTTGCTTGAAGCTAAAGTGGTAAAAAAGGATAAACATAGTAATAAAATTCAATTAACAAGCAGTATTGGCATTGAAATGAGATATCCTAGCTTTGAAGAAGTAGTTAAAGTATACGAATCAGACGATAAAGAGGATGTAATAAAACTTGTTATAAAATGTATTAAAGGCGTATACAACAGTGAAAATTATTGGGATTCTTCAGAACAAACTGAAGAAGAAATGTTGGATTTTGTTAATGATTTTACTAAAGAACAATTTGATAAACTTGAAGAATTTTTCGTAACCATGCCAAAATTAGAACAGACTCTAGAGGCAGATTGCGATAAATGTGGTAAGCATAATGTTATTAAATTGGAGGGCCTGCAGAGTTTTTTCGTCTAAGTCTTTCTCAGGATAGTTTGATTAATTATTTTAGAATGAATTTTGCATTGATGCACCATCACAAATATTCATTAACTGAATTAGAAAATATGATGCCCTGGGAAAGAGATACCTATATAGCACTTTTGATGCAGTATATACATGAAGAAAACGAAAAGATGAGAATGCAGAAGAAAAATAGAGAATTCATGTAAAGGACTTAAGATGGGATTTCAATTCGGTACTAAGAAAAAAGAGGAGCCTAAGGTGGTAGAAGAACCAAAGAAAATTGAATCGTCCGAAGCTAATAAAGAAGATTGGATGACTAGAAAATGGAGACCAGCTATGGCCATGATGTACATGATATGTTGCCTTGCCGACTTTGCCATCTTCCCAATCATGTTTACTATAGTGCAATTTTGGGAAACACAAGCAGCAAACGACGCATTTAGGCAATGGGTTCCTATTACACTTCAGGGTGGCGGATTGTTCCATGTAGCAATGGGTGCAGTATTAGGTGTTAGCGCATTTGGTCGTACACAGGAAAAAATTGCAGGGGCAGCAGGTGGTGTACCTACACCAACCTTAAGTTCTGAACCACCTAAGTTTACACCTGGTCCATCGGCGCCTCCTTCTGGTATGATGTCTGGGGGGATAATGCCAGCGCAGCAAAATATGGCA